GACACTTTCTACAACTCGCGGAATGATTTAACACACGCTTACAATCGTCATCATTATGAGCAGAAGACTCGGTTGGGGGACTTTTCTGAGGGCGGCTGGCGTCTGCACCGTCGTAGAGAGGCTTCGTGGGACAAGCCACGATAAACTAGGGGTGGAGGTTTTCTGTGGCTAATTATGCGACCTTAAGCGACGTGAAGCGCAATCTGAGTATCACTGACACGGTTGATGATTCTCTTATTGAACTGTGTATTGAGTCTGCGTCTCGGGCGATTGACAATATGACTGAGCGCACATTCAGTCAGTCTGAGGAGACGCGAGTGTTTGTGCCCGATGATTCTTTCTTCTGTCCGATTGATGACTTGTACAGTTTGACGACGTTGAAGACTGCCGATGATGCCGATCAGGAGTTTGACGTAACGTGGGGCGTTTGAATGGCACTCTAAACGGCACAGATTGGCCGTACACGGGCATTAGGGCTGTGGGTGACTATTTGTTCCCGACGGTGGGTTCTGAGGCCACTGTGCAGGTCACAGGAGTGTTTGGGTGGCCTGCTGTGCCGAAGGCTATCGAACAGGCAACTATCTTGCAGGCATCGCGTTACTTTAAGCGTTCGGATAGCCCGATGGGTGTTGCTGGGTTTGATGCGATGGGTGTCGTGCGTTTGTCGAACGTGGACCCGGACATTTATGTACTCCTGGAGCCGTACAAAAAGATACGGATGGTCTGATGCCTTTAGATATTCAGGCTATTCGTGATGGTTTAGCAACAAACCTCGGTACGATTACGGGGTTGCGCACTTCTGCAAATGTGCCTGATAATCCTAATCCTCCGATTGCTGTCGTGTTCTTGGAAACTGTTGAATATGATGACGCTTTCCGTGGTGGCCTAACAACACTGGTTTTTAAGGTGATGGTGATTGTTTCGCGTGCGGATGACCGCACTGCGCAGCGGAAACTGAATCAGTATATTTCGCCAGACGGTGAACGCAGTATCAAGAGCGCGGTAGAATCGGATAGGAGCCTTAACGGGTTGGTTCAGACGTTAAGACTGACGGACATGACAAGTTTAGGCTCTACAATAGTTAGTGACCAAGAATATATGGCTGTGGAGTTTTCTGTGGCCGTCTATGCATAAGGAGAAGTAAATTGGCGAAATACGTAGTCACCGGGACTTACGTGACCTTGAACGGGGACGACATTTCCGGCAACACTGCCCGTGCCGAACTGGTGATTAACGCCGCTGAGGTGGACACCACTGACTTTGGTTCCGGGGGATTCACTGAGATCATCGGCGGTCTCAAGTCCGGTCAGGTTACCCTTGACTTCCACAACGACTTTGGTGCGGGTGGCATCTCGAACCTTCTGTCGGACCTGGTTGGAACCATCGGTACTGTGACCATCAACCCGACTGGAACTGCTGTTTCGAGCGAAAATCCGACGTGGACTGCCCCGGTGATGATTTCATCCTTCACCCCCGTGGCCGGTGCAGTGGGCGATCTCGCTACGTTCAGCGTGACGTTTCCGACCACTGGCGAAATTTCCTACGCAACCGCTTAATTAGTGTAGGCTGTGCCTCATGAGAATTAAACTACATCTTGAGTACAGCGACGGAACTGAGCGCGATGTGACTTGCAACGCTGCCGACTTGGTGGCGTTTGAGGACAAGTTCGGTGTGAGCATTGTGCAACTTGGCAACGATGCTCGCATCGGATGGCTTCTCTACCTGGCTTGGCACTCTGAGCACCGCACTGGTAACACGACTGACGACTACGAGAAGTGGTTGGAGAGCGTGGAAGCTGTGGGGGATTCTGAGTCCGACCCAAAATAGAGGGTCTCGGTGAGTCGTCAGCACATTGGTTTTTGGCTGGCCTTGCCGTAGAGACGGGTATAAGTCCTCGGGAGCTTATGGCTCTTGATGATCGGATGTTGTGGACCATGCATAGATGGTTGGTGGCGAAGAGCTTGCCGCAGAAATAGGAAGCCGCCCCTTCGGGGGCGGTTTTCTTATTAGTACAATAGATAGTGGATTGGCGGTGTTCTGTGGCTCTTACAAATCAGGCGACTATCGTTATTAGCGACTATAAGGCGCTGATTCGTGAGTTGAATAAGATTGAGCCGACTCTTGTGAAGGAGTTGCGTGCTGATCTCAAGGAGATTGCTGAGGTTCCGCGGAAGGCGATTCGGTCTGCGATTCCTAGTCAGCCTCCGTTGAGTGGGATGCGTCGTCGGTTGTCTCCGAAGGGTAAGACGTGGAATAACCGCGTTAATGCTCGCACTGTGACAATTAAGACTCGGTCGCCTAAGAGGGCTGTGGGTTTTGGTGGTAAGGATGCTGGCATTATTCAGTTGCAGGTGCCGTCTCCTGCGACGATTATTGCTGACATGGCTGGTCGTGGGCGGATGCGGTCGAGCATTGAGGGTCGCAAGACGGAATGGTATGTGTATCCGCTTGCTAAAGGCACGACGGAGAATACACGTCCTGGTCAACGTCGTCACACTGTCAAAGGGCAGGGTTACGCGATGATTAATGCGCTTGGTGAGTCGCCTTCGCGTTTTGTTTATCCTGCTGTTGAGGGTTCTATGAATCAGACTGCTGAGGCTGTCGATGAGGTTATCGCTGATGCTACTCGGCTGATTGAGAGGAAGATTAATGGCTAATAGCCGCAAACTTAAGGTCAATATCTTCCTTGGCCTCGAAGGTAAGGGTGCTGACGAGGCTGTTAAGGACGTTCAGCGGCTTGGTAAGAACATTCAGAGTCTTACTGGCACTGCGATCAAGGCCAGTGCTGCGTTTGTAGCGTTCCGTGGCGCTGCTGCGTTGGGTGATTTTGCGAAGCGGTCGATTACTGAGGCTCAGAGTCTTGAGCGTGGTTTGGCTGCTTTGGGGACAATCTTTGGTGATCAGGCTGATGAGATGCTTGAGTTTTCCAGGGGTGCTTCTGAAATTGGTTTGAGCATGACCGAGGCTGCTAAGGCTTCGACGTTCCTTGGTTCTGTGCTGAAGCAGTCTGGTTTTGCGATGGAGGAGACTGCTGAGTTGACGCAGCGTCTTGTCCGTCTTGCTAATGACTTGGCTATTACGTATCAGTATGACGTGCAAGAAGCTTTGCTTGCTATGACGGCTCTGTTCCGTGGTGAGTATGACCCGATTGAGAAGTTCGGTGTCGCCATGAAGCAGAACGAGATTGAGGGTGTGAAGCTTGAGCGCGGCTTGGAGAAGCTGACTGGTCGGGCTGAGATTTTTGCGGATCAGCAGATTCGGTTGGAGTTGTTGTTCCAGCGTGCGACTGATGCTGAGGGTGCTTATGCGCGTCAGTCTGAGACGTTGTTTGTGCGTCAACAGCAGTTGGCCGCTGCGTTTAGGAATGTGCAGTCTACGGTTGGGTTGGCTCTTACTCCGTCGTTGGAGAAGCTTACTTTTGCGATGATTCCGGTTGTGGAGTCTTTGACTCCGGTGCTGGTTGAGCTGTTTGGCCGGTTGGCTCTCGTTGTTGAGACGTTGACGGCTAACAAGGACAGGCTTGTTGGTGTTGTCTTTGGTTTGTTTGAGATTTTTAGTGGCTTGGCGGAGGTGATTTTCCGCGCTACTGAAAACATTGTTACGCATATTGACACATATAAGAATCTTGCGATTGCGTTTGGTGCGGTTGTTGTTGGCACGCGCTTGTTCGGGATTCTTGTCACGGTCATTGCAGGTGCGACAAGTGTTTTGAAGACATTTAACATCACACTCGGTTTCACCGCTGTTGCTTTGCGTCGCCTGAAGATCGCCATTGCTTCTACCGGATTCGGTTTGATTGCAATCGGTATTGGTGAGGTCGCTGCGCGTCTTATGGAGGCGACTGACGCTGCTACTGAGTTCCCTGAAGAACTTGCTGCGGTTGAGCAGATTGATCTTGAAGCGCTTATGGATGAGATGGCTGGTGCCACCTCTGTTGCTCAAAACCTTGGTGATGGTTTTGAGGAGGCTGCTGGTGGTGCTGCAGCGGCTAAGGATGCTGTTGGTGATTTCTATCGGACGTTGTCTGATGAGTCCGCTAAACAACGCGCGAAGCTTGAATTGCAGGAGCTTGGGGCTTCTGAAGGTCTTATCAATTCGGTTCTTGGTTCTGGTGAAGACTGGTTCCGAGTATTCCAGAGTGTTACTGCTCGGGGTGCTGAGTCTATCCGTGAGGTGCAGGCGCTCTTTGCGACGACGCCTGCTGGTATCGACGCGGCGATGCAAGAGTTTGAAGAGCAAATGCGCGTGTTTGAGCAGTTCCGCGATGCTGCTCTTGAGGCTAAAGATGGCCTGATTGATTTTGTTAATGGCTTCCAGATTCTTTCGAGTGTTGAGCAGGAGCTTGGCCGGTTTGAGCGGGCTGCTGTCACTCAGCTTGAGGGTATTGAAGAGAAGCTTGAAGATGCTTTTGATAATGGCTACATTCTTGAGCAGTCTTTGCGGCAGCTTCAGGAGTATGCACGTAAAGAGTTTTCTGTTCTTCGTGAGATTGAACGTCAACGTGATGAGCTGATTGCTCGTCGTGATGCTGCTCAGCGTCTTATTGAGTCGGTTTCTGATTCGGTTGTTGCTGGTGGTCGCCTGGTGCAGGTGTTGCAGGATGTGCAACGTGAGACGCAACAGGTTGACATGGTCAAGGTTGTTAAGGACACAATTCAGGAGGCGAATGGCCTTCGTGAGTTTGAGGTAATTTTGACGTCGGCTGTTGTTGAGCCGATTGAAGAGGTGAAGTCGAAGTCGGCTGAGCTTGTCGCTGGTTATCGCGGCATTGTTGACCGTACTCGTAAGTTTGTGCGGGATATGAAGGCTTTGCGGGAGCTTGGTCTTGATCCGCAGTTGTTTAATGAGCTTGTTGAGGCTGGTGTTGAAGCTGGCGGTGAGACGGCTCAGGCGCTTCTTGAGGGCGGCTCGTCAACTGTGTCGGAGATTAACTCGCTGTTTGATGAGTTGAATTCTCTTGGTGAGGAGCTTGGCAATGAGACTGCTGAGGTCATGTATGGACAGGGTGAAAACTTTGTCGATGGCATTGTGCAGGGTCTTGATGCTCAGGCTGCTTCTTTGGAAGCGCAGGCGACTCTTGTAGCGGAAAACTTTACTCAGACGTTTGAGGATGTTCTTTCTGAGGGTATTAATCTAGCGATTGAGCAGGCTCAGCCGGAACCGATTGAGATTCCGATTAACTTTGGTGCGGTTCCTGCATTGCCTGCTGGTGCTGGCGGCGGTGGCGCTGGCGGTGCTGAGGCTGCTGTTTCTGCTGCTGTTACTGGTCCTGATTTGACTCAGCTTGTTCGTGAGGCTCAGGAAGTCCGAGCTGCTTTGGAGGCCGCTGAGTTTGGGCCGCAACAGTTTGACATTGAGCCGCCTACTTTTGCTGGGAAGTTTAAGGCACAGTTTGATCGTGTGCTTGCCAATATGACTGTTTTTGGTGCTGAGTTCACTCGGTTCTTCGACATTTTGTTCCCTGGCGCACGCGAACAAATTACCACTGGTTTTGCAAACCTGCGCGAAGGTTTCAACAATTTCTTCTTAAACACCCTGCCTCAACTGCTTTTTGAAGGATCGGTTGCTTTCAACGAGGGATTTGAAAAGTTTAATGAGGCCTTCACTCGGTTTAATGGTTGGCTTGATGAAAATCTGACTCCCATTAGAGAAAAGTTCAATACTACGTTTTATGAGGTTGTGGACATTCTGGGCATGTCTGGCGATGAAATTCGTCAGAAGCTTGCTGAAACTTGGGAAACGACACTTGCTGATTTGAATACCTGGATGGAAGAGCTTGGTATTGATTTTGACAGTCTCAGCGAAAAGTTCTTTGGTTGGGCGACCAATATCTTCACCAATTTCTATGACGGTGTTCTTGAAAAATTTGCTGAGATTCAGTTGTGGTTTGAGGAAACTTTCTCGAATGAGGATTCTACGATTAAGTCTTTTTTTGAGGACCTTCCCGATGAGTTGCTGCAAATCGGTAAAGATATGTTCGACGGCTTGTGGGATGGTTTGATCTCTAAGTGGAATGAGATTGAGCGTTGGGCTGGCGATACGTTTAATGGCTTTAAGAACCTGATTAAAGATGTTTTTGACATTGATTCTCCTTCTAAGGTGATGAAGGGTTATGGTGAGGACATCGGTCAGGGCTTCTTGGATGGCTTGCAGACGATGACTCCTCGGGTGAATGTTGCTATGGGTGAGATGGCAATGGTTCCGTCTGCTGGTGGCGCTCGTGCTGGTGGCACTGGTCCGATTGTTATTAATGCTTCGTCTCGTGCTGATGGTGCTTCGATTGCGAAGACTGTGTCGAATTATTCGTTTAGGAACACGGCACGCAATTCGGATAGTTGGAATCGCCGTAGTTTGCGGGTGTCCTAATGGGGATGACTGTTCCGAAGGTTGAGATTGGGTTTGATTTAACCGATCAGCCTTCTGCGCCTTTTTTCCGTTTGGATGATGATGTGCAGGGGCGGTTGGATAATACCGAGTATCGTCTTGGTGGGACGTTGTTTTATGATGTGACTGATCGGGTGCGCAGTATTGATTTTGGGCGTGGCCGTGAGGACACGTTTGCTGTTTTCCCTGCGGGGCAGCTTGATGTTGATTTGAACAATCATGATCGTGCGTTTGACCCGTTGTATTCGTTGTCTCCTTTTGCGGGGAACATTGTTCCGCAACGTGAGGTGCGGGTGAGTGTGAATGGTGAGATTCAGTTCACTGGGTTTGTTGATGATTGGGATTTGTCTTATACGAATGATGGGGATTCGACTGCTTCGTTGAAGGCGACGGAGAGTATTGCGCGGTTGAATCGACGTGTGTTGGAGGGGTTCACTCCGTCGCAGGAGACTGCGGGTGAGCGTATTAATACTGTTTTGGATAGGTCGGAGGTGCGCTGGCCGGATAGTTTGCGCGATATTGATGTGAATAGTCAGCAGATGGGTGCTTATGCTGTTGAGCCGGAAACAAGCGCTTTAGAGTATTTGCAGAACATTTCTTTGTCTGAGCCGGGTAGTTTGTTTCAGTCGAAGGATGGGAAGGTTGTTTTCCGCAATAGGCAGACTGCTCCAAGTCTTGCAAGTTTGGTGACGTTTAGTCCCACTGATGTGCCTTTTGATAATTTGCGGATTTTGTATGGTTCGGAGTTGCTGTTTAACCGGATTGTTATTAATCGCTATACGGGTGGCACTGTGACTGTTGAGGACAAAGTATCGGTTGACACTTATGGTGTGAGTGATTTGACGATTGAGGATTCGCAGGTTGCTACGGATCAGCAGATTGTTGATGTTGCGTTGGGTTATGCGGGTTTGTATTCTCAGCCGGAGTATCGCGTTGAAGGTTTTGACGTTTATTTGCATAAGCTTGATTCGGTCACACAGGATCAGGTCTTAGCGTTGGATATTGGTTCTGTTGTGTTGGTGGAGTTTACTCCGAATCACATTGGTGATCCTATTTCGCAATATGGTGAGATTATTCGGATGAGTCATATTGTGACTCCTGAGATTCATACTGTTACTTTTGGTTTGGCGGAGTTGCGGTATCAACCTTTGGTGTTGGATGACGCTGTGTTCGGTAAACTGGATGTTGGCACTCTTAGCTGGTGAGGACTGTTAATGGCTTATAAGGTTTTTGAAGTCAATGAGATTTTGACTGCTGCTGATGTGAATCAGGTGCTTGCGCAGCAGGTGATTGCGACGTTTGCGGGTACGGCTGATCGTGGGACTGCGATTGGTACGCCTGTGACTGGTCAGTTTACGTTTATTACTGGGACGTCTTCGTTAGAATACTGGAGTGGTTCTGCTTGGACTGCTTTTTCTGCTGGTGGTGGCGGCGGTGCTTTTGCTAAACATTTCTTACTTATGGGAGGTTAACTGATGGCTGAGGCGTATAAGGTTTTGGCTCAGGCTCATTTGACGACTACTTCGGATACGGATGTGTATACGGTGCCGTCTGCGACTGAGGCTGTTGTTTCGACGATTGTTGTTGCGAACATTACTTCTAGCGCGACAACTTTTAATATGGCCGTGCGTCCTGGTGGTGAAACTTTGGCAAATAAACATTATCTTGCTGAGGGTGTGCCGATTGCGGCGAATGATTCGACGACTTTGACTCTTGGTGTGACGATGGCTGCTACTGATGTGATTACTTGTGCTGCGGGTACTGCGGATGCGTTGAGTTTCAACGTTTTCGGCACTGAGATTTCTTAAGGGGGGCGATTATGGCTATTCGTAGTCTCTCAACGTCTACACTGACCGAGCAAACACGCTACGCGGGAATGTCTGCTCTTAGCAGTGAATTGAAAAAACGATTTGGATTCTTGGTTGTGGCTGGTGGTGGTGCTGGCGGTGGAGTTTCTCTGAACAATGGAACAATGCACGGTGGTGGCGGAGGGGCTGGCGGGCATTTGTCTTCTTCGGCTCCTACTGCGATTGGCGGAACTGAGCCAGAAGCGCCTTTTATTTTTACCGCCGGAGATTCTTTTACGGTTACAGTCGGAGCCGGTGGTGCGGCGGTCCTAGGCACTAGCGGCAATCCGGGCAGTAACAGTGTGCTCGGTTCAATAACGGCTTTAGGCGGTGGTCCTGGTGCTGCTGGAGGCTCTGCACCAGCGGGAACTTATGGCGCAGGCGGTGGAGGCGGCTCTCGGCCACAAAACAGTACGGCGGGTGTTGGTTCATCTGGAACACCGGGTCAAGGTGGCGATGGTGGAGATGGCACTGTTAATGGCAATGCCGGAGGCGGTGGTGGAGCTTCAGAAGATGGCAACACCGATGGAGCGGGTCATGGCGGTGACGGACTAGGTTCGCTTCTTGGTTTGCAGATGATTGGATTCGCTGGAGGCGGTTCTGGACCTTACTCTGGAGCGATAGGTGCTGGCGATGGCGGCGGTGGAGCATCGCCAACCGGGAGAGGGAATGGAAGCCCCGGTGCTGTCAACACCGGTGGTGGCGGAGGAGGTTCTTCGCAGAACTCCGGAACCCAACGGATTGGTGGCTCTGGCGGCTCTGGAATCGTTATCCTGCACTATCCGGCTTCGCTATCGCTTAGCGTCGGAGCTGGATTGACGGCAAACACTGTTACGATTGAAGAAACAAAAATCACGACTTTCACCGCGGGGTCAGATACGGTTACGGTGTCCTAATGGCGTATGAAATTATCGACGACTACTTGACTAGTGAACAACTCGCCGCCCTCCAGTCCACATTGCTCGGAGTAGATTTTCCCTGGTATTACAACTACGAAATTGTACACGACGGTAACGACGAGCTAAGCTCCTATCAGTTCGTTCACTCCATTTACCGTGACCACAGCTGGACGAGCCAGTTCTCCTCAGTGGTTTTACCAGTTATGCAGAAAATTGACCCTACCGCAATTATTCGCATCAAAGCCAACCTCAACCCGTGGACCGGCGAACACGTCTACGGCGGATGGCACAACGACTACAAGTTCGCCTGTAAGACCGCGGTGTTCTATGTCAACGACAACAACGGCTGGACCGAGTTCGAGAACGGCGAGCGCGTCGAGTCCAAAGCGAACCGCCTAGTTGTCTTCGATTCCGACATGGTCCACAGCGGTGTCTCAGCCACGGATGTCAAGGCCCGCTGTCTCATCAACATCAACTATCTGAAGGTGGGTGACTAGTGGCACACTATACCCTGCTCGACGAAAACAACATCGTCACTCAAGTATTCGTTGGACGTGACGAAGATGACCTGCCCGATGGTATTACCTCATGGGAAGATTACTATGGGGAGCGTCACGGTCGGCGATGCCTGCGGACGTCCTATAACACTAGCGGAAACGAGCACCTCCTGGGTGGTAAACCGTTCCGACTGAACTACGCAGGAATAGGTTTCGAGTATCGTGATGACCTCGACGGTTTTATCCCCCCAGCGCCCTATGCTTCTTGGGTGCTGAACGAAGAGACTGGACTGTGGGAGCCGCCGCATCCTGAACCGCAGATTATCAGTGAAGTGACCGGAGAGCCTATCTGTCACGATTGGGATGAGGCGACGACTAGCTGGGTCGAGGTTCCCAGTGAGACTGTATAACCCTTGGCCGGAACCGTACACGGTCAACGCTCGTTCACCCTACGGCCCGCGCAAACTATTTGGCAAGGTTAAGTTTCACCACGGCGTAGACGTCGCTTGCCCTATCGGAACACCGCTCATCGCCGGAGCAGACGGAACTATCGTTCACCACGGATCTGGAGCGTCCGGCGGATTTGTGTTGATTATCCGCCACGAGGCCAACTGGCACAGCGTTTACTACCACCTGCAAAAACCGTCACATCGTCACAAAGGCGAACAGGTCAAAGCCGGCGACCTCGTGGCATCTTCGGGCAACACTGGCCGGTCAACAGGACCACACCTCCATTTCGAGCTACGCCGGTCCCGCAACTGGGGCGACACAGTAGACCC